CTGTTACTTCTACAATACTTGGTATGATAAATGTAGGCTCTGGATGATTACCAGTAGTATCTAAGATTTGATCTATTGGTGTTGGTGCAATACCTTTTACATCTATCTTACGAGTACCTTTTAGTAACTCATTAGTGGAATTAAACTGTAACCAACCATAAGGGTGTTTGTTATTATCGAAGTGGAATTTATTAATGAAATCCTCATCTTGTGCAAAAGAGTATTCTATCGTAGCCGACTGTGTATTAAACAGAGGCTCTAAGACAGAGTCCATATCTTCTTGTAGTTTATGAGACCAGTCATAAGTTGTACCACTACCGATGAACTCTTGCCATGGTTCTATAATAAAGTTATTAGGTCTCTTGTTATCAGGTTGCATTACTAACCTAAACATAGTAAGGATGTCTTTAACGTAGTCTATTTGTTTATGTTCACAATCTAAATCTAGAGGCGCATAGTAATCACCAGGTGCTGCGGTACAATCCCAATAAGTATTATCAGCGTATGAGTAATCTACGAAAGCACTTGACGTATCTAAGTAAACTTGAATAATCTCTCCTGTTTGTAGCTGATCCGCAGCAGGTATGTTACGTGAATCAAAGTTAATTGTTGAAGTGCTTCCACCACCTGCATTATTACCAGTTGCTAGAGTTCTTTGAATAGTTCCACCTGGTGTATTAACAACGACTAGTCTTAGAAAGGCAGGTACGGTAGTATTAGGTCCATTTGAATTCTCTACTTCTGCGTTAAGTTCTGCACTACATTGCATGACATAAAAGTTACCTCCTAGAGTTGAAGGACCAGGACATGTAAAGTAACTACCATTACCACCTGAACTAACATTAGAAGCACCTACTGTAAAGTTACCTGCTATATTAGTAATAACATTATCATTATACATGAATGCATTAATATCATTCTCACCATTAGTAGGGTTGTTAGACTCAAAGTTAGTTCCAGTTACTTGATCGATCTCCATACCAATCTGTTCGTTGTTACCAAAGGCACTAATGTACATTTGGTGGAACTTATCAGAGTTTAAGAATGTAGATGAATAAGTATAACCAACATCTTCAAAGATTTGATCTAAGACTCTCTTAGCTCTAAACATTGGCTTCATTCTTGTTGGAGTCAGCGAGTTAGCTGTGTGTGTAAATGATCTAATACCATTACCTGCTCCACCTAAGGCTATTGTACCCTGATCAGGATCTCCATCATCATAAGTATTACCATGATCTATAAGTGGCATGATGATATCGCCATCGGCATAACCTGCAGTTATAGATGCAGTTTCAGGAAATGCTAGCCAACTCTGTGTTATATCAGTATATGTAAATGGTCCTGTAAAATCAGCGGCGTTAGTGTAATTCTGTGGTAGGCCAACCCAACTAAAGTCTGTCATTGTTAATTGACATAGAGTCTTCTCAGCAATCGTACTACTAAAGTCTCTGGTCTCACCTAAGAATAAGAGTTCGTAATCTATACGATCTAGGTCTTGATTCCTAAAGATCTTCTGTAGTCTAATGTGTCCCTCTCTAAACTCTGCTCCATCTACTAAGATCTCTGCATAGTTCTTTAGGGTTACATCAAAATCAATTCCGTCTACCTCATACGCATTCTCAAAGAAGTCGTTGTTATGTCTAGTAGCAGGAACTCTAAAGGTCTTAGAGAATACTGAAGTAGCATCAGCCTGTGTAATGTCTTCAATAGACAGAGTCAACTTAATTGGCTCAGTGTCATATAGATCTAAGAAGAGAGCTGTACTACTATCTCCTTTTGTTTTGTAAACCTTAAGTTGTATCATGTCTTATCCTCTTTGTGATTTGATATTGTTAGCTAACTTATAGTTAACTGTATATTGGAATAACCTGTCTTTTCTATAAGTCTTCTCAGTGTATGAACTACTAATAAGATTAATAGGTAACCACTGGTTTGCGTATTCACCGGTAGAGAACCTTACATTAACTTGTGGCGATCTAAACATATACTCTAGGTTAGCCGCTTCCTCGTCATTCATATACCCTGATGTAGCAGTCCAGTCTTCTTTAATAGTCTGTGAGTAGGTTGTGAACCCTCTTGATTGCTTATCAACAATATATCTAGTGTCATTGTAATCGGCCGCTTCTTTAAGAAAGTTATTCTTCTTAGTATTTATCTTCTTCTCATTTCTCTTAGTAAAGGTGAATTGATCTCTGAAGCCCTCTGAGTTTAACCAGGCAAACTGTACATGTGGATAATCATTACATGGCTTCTCTAAGATGTTATACCTCTGTGTTCTCCATGCTGACTCATTCATCACATTAGCCTGTGCTTGTGGATCTGGAGAACATGAACTAGGTGAGTATAAGACTGGCACTATATAATAGTGAGTAGTCGTTGACATTAGATTACCTAGTGGAAAGTTAGCAGGTCCTGTTGCAAGTGTGATTACATTAAAGTTACCAGATGGTATGAGTCCCTGTCCTAATGATATATTAGGTCCACCTCCACTCGATTGAGTATTAGGCAAGAAGTTAGTACCCTGTATATTACCTGCAGCATTACATTGCAGTATCCAAAAACCCTCGATGCCCTGTACCGCTGTGTTAGGTGCATAGGGTGATGAGATTCTAAATGGGGTCTGCCAAAAGGATTTGGTGCACTGATCATCACTATAAACATTGTGAACATCAATACCACCTGGTGAAGAGTAACCTCCGTTGGCCGTAAGGAAGTCATCTCCTGTATCTTGATCAGAGATAGTCCATGTGTTATCTGAGAGTGGTCTAGCCCAATAGTTAATATCAGTACATCCACTTGCATCAGCATCTACAATAGGTATAAACTCTGCGCCTTCATCATAGGGTACTTGCCAATACTCTTTACTACCTCCGAGTGTTGTGTAAATAATAGGTGACACTTCAAACGGTGCATCTAATTGCCCGTTAGTCTCTGTGGTATATGCAATCTGGTATTGTACTAGTTCTCCGTTGGCTATCTGCATTCTTGTATTCTGTGCTGCAAATCCACTAGAGACATAGTGTAGTCCATCTACATTATTAATAGTAGGTTGTACCTGTGTCTGTAAGATATTCTGTATATCAAAGATAGCTACTGCATATCTATTAGGCGATTGTCTAATATCTGCGATCGGTGTCGTCTGACCCACTACAGTGATCTGTAAGGCATACTTTTGTTGTGAAGGTGTAATACCATTAAGTGTAATAGTATTTGCACCATAGGCCATATCAAATGGTCTGTACGGGGTTTGTGATGTTGTTATTGCCATAGTTTTAGAAGTCTGCGGTAAAGTCTGCTATACCGTCTGTTATTGTATTTGTTATTGTATCATAGTTAAAGAAGGTCTGTGGTCTTAGCCCGAACCTTCTCTTAGTAAATGAATAGCGATCACCAACTCTAGGTGGCAGTAAGCCAAATGGAACTGGTAGTCCTCTGTCGTCATCAGTACCTTTCACACCGTAGTTCTGAAACATACCATAGTATAACATGTCAAAGCTAAGCTCGGTCCCATTGATCTCATAGCCAATAGAGTTACGCAAGGCGCCAGTGTCTACCGGTGCTCTACGTTTCATCTCAGCTACAATAGGCTCTGCTATCTCAGTCAATAAGGACTGAGGGTCTGAGAGTTCTTGGCCAAGCATCCCTAAGTCTGCTACTAGTTCATCTACTGTCATATTGCTTTATATGTTATTTGTCCACTAATACCTTTAAAGTACAAGTTAATACCAGGAGTCCATGTGTTGTTAACTGTAATTACAGGACCACCTACTGCACTATTAGTATTTGTATGTTGATTAACCGGTATTACAAATGGTGCTGTGGTAGTAATAGTAAATTGATCGCCGGCTAAAGGACCTTGAGGTACTGATGGTGGCATGCCTGTTACTGCAGTTATTGTAGGCCAAACAGTAGTGTTTGCAAATGAGCCATCGTAAAAACTTAGAGTTACTGTACTAAAATCAAATGCTGCTGGAAAGTCTTGTGTACATTCCATTGTAAAGCTAAATTCTACTTCTGCCTTTAAGTCTGTGTATAATGTATTATAGAAATACCCTTGACCAACGGTATTGCTCGACTTATTAGGGTTAAACGCTACTTGTCCTGGAATTGTAAAATCTATAGGTCTTATACTAGTAGTCTCTAATGAGTCTATAACCTTTGTAGCAAATGGAGGAAAGCCTCCTGTTGTAAAGTCAGCGTCTGGTACTATGTTGTATTGTACGAATATTTCACCTGGCATAGGACCGTACGGTGCAACACATTCATTAAGTGGTGTTGGTACTTGTATTGTTATAGTTGCTGTCATGCCCGCTACTACATCTTGGTACTTCTCTTTGAATGGAGTGTATGTGATACCAGTTAAGGTAATCTCAGGTTGGTCCTTGTAGAAGTAGTAGAGTCTTGCTAACACGTCATCGATGTACTGTTGGCACTGTGATTGGATCGTCACGTAGTTATCGTACTTGTCAGTGTCAGCCCCATCCTCTGGTCTTGCCATGTCCATCACTATCATATTGAATGAGTAGTTCATTACAGGTCCGGCTCTATTACTACTTGATGGTAACAGATACAGGTAAGGGTAGCTTACTCGCTCCTCCTCAGTACCTAATTGACTCACATACTTCAGGTCACTAAGATCTCCATACCCAAAGTCTTGTAGCATTAGGTGGTTGTCAGTGATTGATCTAAATCTGTTTATGATTTCTTTATATGTCATAATTTCTTATTTGTAATTTTACGGGCCTCTTGTGCCTCTTTAGTCTCTTTCTCCTTTTTGATCTGTAAGTATGTTAGTATCTTGTGTAGCGGCTCCTCTGTGATTGCGTCCATCTTTAGTACATCCCAGTTTGTTAGTTCACATATTACTTGGTACCAACCTCTTGACACTTCTTTAGGGTCATACATTGCCTCATCATCATTAGGTAGTCCGCCATCCTTGTTAAGGCCAAACAGTTCTGCGTATTGCTTATAGATAGTTGTACGCCACTTAATGTATTGGTCTATTACTGCTAGGGCTTCGTCGGCCCATGGTGTGTCTACT